AGCCAACGCACACCGTCGCGAAACTCAGACGGGGGGGTCGAGACTAAAACCCCGCCTAGTCCGCATGGACGAAACAGGAGAAGGCCGCATGGCTACTACAGGAAGACCCGCAGGACGCCCCCCGAAGCCTATAGAGGTAAAGCGGGCCGTCGGTAATCCCGGCAAGCGTCCCCTTCCTTCTGCCCCTATGCCGGGCGACGGGTTAGCCCCGTTTACTGGTATTCCGGACGCCCCGGACTTCGGCCCGGACGGGATGGAGTTATGGGGCAGGGTATGGAGCGCGGGTCGCCAATGGCTTTCGGTCGAAGCCGACTACCCGCTAATCGTTATGCTATGTCAGGCTCAGGACGAAGCGGAAGATATTCGCCGATCACTAAACGACGGTTCGGAAGAACGGTACTACGTCGTCGGTAACGGGCAGAAAGTAACTTCCCCGCTTGTCTCTCAACTAAAAGACTTACGCGCTCAGATTACGGCGTGGCTCTCGTCTCTGGGATATTCGCCGACCGACCGCTCGCGTCTGGGTCTCGCCGAAGTGCGAACCGCTAACGAACTCGACGAACTCCACGCTCGACGTATCGAACGTCGCCAGAAGGCCGCGGAGTAATCATCGGCACACTTCCCGCACCTTCTCCCGTCTGGTCGCCCGCTTGGTACGTCCCGTCTTTATCGGACGAATCGCGAGGGCAGGACGTAACAGACTTCGCGAGTACCCTTATGACGGCGTCCCGTGGCTTCCGCGCCGGTGAAGCGCTGAAGTTTACGGAGTGGCAGAAGTGGCTACTCGAACGTCTCCTAGAGACCGACCCCGCATCGGGGCTTCTTAGATTTAGAAGGGCGCTCGTCCTGCTCCCCCGCAAGAACGGCAAGTCACTTCTTGGATCGGCGCTCGCCGCAGAACATCTCGTATATGGCCCGCCCGGCGCTCAATGCTTCTCCGCCGCGGGCGACCGCGCTCAGGCTCGAATCGTCTTCGGAGAAGTACGTAACCAGATTCTCGCGAACCCTACACTCTCGAACGTCATAAAGGTTTATCGGGACGCTTTAGAGAATCCGTCTAACGGGGCTACTTATCGGGCGCTCTCCGCGGATGCTTCTCGCGCTCACGGTTACGCCCCGTCTTTAGTTATCGCGGACGAGATTCACGGGTGGGCATCCACGCCGTCGAATACTCGCGGAGATGAACTATGGGAAGCGCTCACAACCGGAAGCGCCGACAGACCGGAAAGTTTGGTCGTCGGAATCACGACGGCAGCCGGAAATACGGATACCCTTCTTGGTCGTCTGTATGAACACGGGAAGCGCGTAGCGACTACGCCCGTAGACTCTCCAGACTTCGACCCCTCCTTCGGCTTCTGGTCGTGGGAGGCCGCGCAGGACGACGACCCTACCGACCCGGAAGTATGGCGTAAAGCGAATCCCAACCTTGCCGAAGGTCTTCTCGACCTATCGGACTTCGAATCCGCTATCGCATCCGCCGGGTCGTCCGGGTTCTCCGGCTTCCAGAGATACCGACTAAACCAATGGGTCAGAATGGCGGGCGAAGACTTCGTCTCCCCGCACTTCTGGTCGGAAGCGAAGCGCGACGCGGGTATCCCCCGCGGGGCGAGTGTATGTCTCGGCTTCGACGGTTCAGTCTCAGGAGATGCGACGGGTCTCGTCGCTATCGACGTAAACACGGGTACGCTAAAAGTGTTAGCCGTCTACGAACCAGACCCTAACGACCCGGAGTGGACGGTCTCACGCGATGACGTGAACGCCGCCGTCTCTAAAGCGTTCGAAGAATACGACGTCCGTATGCTCTGGGCCGACCCGTCATTCTACGAACCAGATATCTTAGAATGGTCTCAGAAGTGGCGGCGCAGAGTCGAGCGTATCCCGCCGACGAATCACCGTATCGCGCCTATGGCGCAACAGTTCCTCGCCGATATCGTGGCCCGTGAAATCGGACACGATGGCGACCCCCGCCTAGAGCGACACGTCCTAAACGCCGTCGCGACCGAAGCGGGAAGTTTCAAGAAGGAGAAGAAGTCGTCTCCTCGTAAGATCGACCTCCTAGCTTGTGCCGTCCTAGCGAATGGCGCTCGCCATGCCACTAAAGACCGCGCACCGAAGCCACGAAGGGCGACCATCCTATGACGCTAAGTCCAGACGAGATTAGTCTTATCTTGCGCCTTACGCGGAAACTCGCGAGCCACGACGCTAAGAACCATGAACTAGAACGGTACTTCGAAGGGAAGAACCGTCTAAAGGATATGCGTATTAGCATCCCGCCCCAACTCTCGACCGTAAACTCGGTCGTCGGATGGGCGGGAACGACGGTACAGGTTCTCGAAGAACGTCTCGACTTCGAAGGGTACATCGCCCCCGATACTCTCGGTCTTCAGGATATTTACCGGGCGAACGATCTCGACGTCGAATCCGGTCTCGGTCATATCGACTCGCTCGTCTACGGGACGTCGTTCGCGGTCGTCGGTAAAGGCATGGAAGGCGAAGCCGACCCCCTTATCACCATCGAATCCCCTAAGCGGATGACGGGTATCTATAATCTTCGTCTTCGCCGTCTTACCGCGGCGCTCTCGCTCGAACGTGAAGACGACGGCGCTCCCCGAACTGGGACTCTCTACCTTCCGACCGTGACTATCTACCTAGAGTTCGTAAGTGGGCGTCCGACGGACGTTTACCGCGACGAACACAATCTGGGGCGCGTCCCGGTCGTTGCTATCGTAAATAACCCTCGCTCGTCCGACCCCCACGGTCGGTCGGAGATTACTCGCGCCGTCCGCTCATACACGGATTCGGCGATGCGTACCCTTCTCGGCGCGGAGATTGCTCGCGAGTTCTACTCTGCCCCGCAACGCTACATTCTCGGAGCGGACGAGGACGTCTTCAAGGACTCAGACGGTAACGACCTAAACGCATGGACGGTCTATCAGGGCCGTCTACTCGGCATCCCCGCAAATCAGGACGGGCAGATACCGACGGTCGGACAGTTCAACGCGAACGATACTCGCCCATACTTCGAGCAGATTCGCGCGTACGCTCAGATGCTCTCGGCGGAGACCGCCATCCCTGCTTCGTATCTCGGCTTCCAGACGGACAACCCCGCGAGCGCGGACGCTATCCGCCAGATGGAAGCGCGTCTCGTGAAGCGGGCAGAACGTCGCCAGAAGCAATTCGGGCGGGCATGGATCGAAGTAGCGCGTCTCGCCCTGCTCGTCCGCGACGGAGTCATCCCGCCGGAAGCGGCCGATATTCGCCCGTCATGGCGCGACCCTTCGACGCCGACACGGGCCGCGGCAGCCGACGAAGCCGTAAAACTCATTGGCGCGGGCGTCCTGCTCCCCAACTCGGAAGTGACGTATAACCGAATCGGTCTCTCCGACACGGATAAGCAGATTCTTACGGACGAAAAGGGCGCGTCGGACGCGAACCAACTCATAACTAACCTTCTAACCCAGAACCAGACTACGGCTCAGTAATGGCTCTACCCGTATCCCTAATCGAACGCGATAAGAAGACCGCGGAGACTCTGGGCCGTCTCGCTACGGCGACCACTCTCCGGCTTCTGCCAAGCTTGGAAAATCTATCGCAGGGAGAAGCGGGCGGGGTTGCCCGTACGGTCGCTCTAACGGTAGCGAGCGAAGTCGGTAACGCCGCCACCGTCGCGGCCGTTCAGTCTTACCAGAACATGAGTTCCGCCGCCATCGACGAACTTATCGCCCAGTCTTACGCGCGAGGAGAACCCGGTCGCGCCCGAATCGAACTATCGCTCGCTCGCGGAGAAGCCATACGCCGAGAGTTCTACCAAGCCCAACCGATAAAGGTAAAGCCGGTCGTAGACCTCCATATCGAAGGCGTCATCGGTAATACCATGTCTAAATATACGAACGGATCATACGCGGACGCGGAGACGGCTTTATCCTCCGGCGTGGGGCGCATGGTACAGAATATCTACCGCGATACTATGGTCTCCAACAGTCAGAAAGACAAGAAGGCGACCGGCTACCAGAGAGTAGCATCCCCTAAAGCTTGCTCCTTCTGTTTACTCGTCGCCCTAAACGAATATACGACGTTCGAAGAATCCGGCGGGTATCACGACTCCTGCGGATGCTCCGCCGTCCCGGTCTTCAAGTCTACGGGCGCATATAAGCCGGATTACTACGACGGCTTCCGCGCCGACTATGAGAAGGCGTTCTCGTCGGTGAACTCCTCTAAAGCGGAGGATATTCTTACCGCCCTTCGGCTCGTCACGGGCCGACCCTAAATACTTCCCGGCATCCACGCCGGAGAGATAGCCGCATGGCTAGACACACAACCCCCGCATGGGAGGAAGTACCGCTATGAGTGACGAACTCGTCGAAACAGTAACCGAGCCGACCGTAGAGGAAGCCGTCGTCGATACCCCGCAGGGGGAACAGACGGAGACTACCGACTGGAAGGCAGAAGCCCGTAAGTGGGAAAAGCGAGCGAAAGATTCGTCCGCCGACCGCGAACTCGCCCAGAAGTGGCGCGAATACGAGGCCGCCCAGAAGCCCGCGCAGGAGCGCATGGCTGAAGAACTCGCTACTACAAAGCAGGAAGCCGAATCCGCAAAGATTGCGCTTCTCCGCTACGAAGTCGCGGGCGAGAAGGGCATTCCCCCGGAGGCTATTCGTCTCCTAAATGGTTCTTCGCGCGAAGAACTAGAGGAGGCAGCGGACGCTCTCGTCGCGCTAATAGCGACTCAGTCCAAGCCACGAACCCCAGTCCCGGACGAATCTCAGGGACGCCCCGCCACGGCGAAACTCGGGCAACTCACGAAGGAAGACCTCGCGAGTATGACTCCCGCAGAAGTAAACGAGGCGCGACGTCAGGGAAGACTCGTCGAACTACTGGGTAACTAATCACACTAAACAAGAAAGGGGCTAGCCAATGGCTATCTCAAACTTCATTCCGACCGTATGGTCATCCGCGATTCTCGAATCGTTCAAACAGGCTCAGGTTGTTATCCCAACTTGTAACCGCCAGTACGAGGGCGAGATTCAAGCCGGTAACGTCGTAAAGATCACCGGCATTACCACGCCTTCGATTCAGGACTACTCGTCGAGCCGTACGCTCACGATCGACGCCCTGAGCGACTCGACCCAGTCGCTCTCGATCAATCAGGAGAAGGCTTTCTCTTTCAAGGTGGACGACGTAGACCGCGTTCAGGCTGCCGGATCGTTCGAGCCTGTAACTCTGGACGCCGGTCGCGCTCTCGCTGAAGACGCCGAGACTTACGTTCTCGGTCAGATGAAGACGAACGGCACTAGCGCCGGTACGTCCGCTATCACGACGACCGCTCACGCGTTCGCCGCCGTGGTCGCTATCCGTCAGGCACTCTCGAAGGCTAAAGTTCCTGCTTCGGAGCGTTACCTTGTCGTCTCGCCGGAGTTCGCTTCGCTTCTCCTCGCTGAAGGAAGCAAGCTTACGAGTGCCGACGCCGTAACCGCCGGAGAACTTCGTAACGGCGTTCTCGGAAACCTCCTCGGCTTTACCGTCGTCGAGCATCCCCTTCTGACTCACACGTCGAACCGTCCGGCAGCCATCGGCTACCACGGCCCGTCGGTTGGTTACGTCGGACAGATTGCGAAGACCGAAGCCGGTCGTATGGAGTTGGCATTCGCCGACTATATCCGTTCGCTGAACGTCTACGGTGCGAAGGTTCTTCGCGCTACCGCCGTCCAGACCTTCCTCCCCGCTTCCTAACTAGAAGCCCTCTAAGGGGGGCGGAGCGCACTCCGTCCCCCTTACCCCCTTTAGAATCCCGCGTGGAAGGCGCTCTATGACTATCTGGACGACATTCGAAGACGTTACGGCGCGATGGGTAGGCGGCGGAACTCCGACCGACGAGACCCTAGTAGAAGCGCTCATTACCGACGCGGAGAACGTAATCCTCGCCGAGTTCCCGCTTATACAAGACCGCATTACCGCGAACACTCTCTCCGCCGACGTCGTAACTCTAGTTACGGTCCGCATGGTTACGCGCGTACTCCGCAACCCGGAGAATCTTACTTATCACCAACAGACGACCGGGCCGTTCGGCCAGGCTCGAAACTTTGGTTCGGGATCGGTCGATATCTGGCTTAGTGAAGACGAACGTCGTCTGCTCTCCCCCGTGAAAATCGGTAAAGCCTTTAGTCTCGACTTAGGCCCGAATAAGACGAATGCCCTATTCCCGTCTGATATCCCTAACACGTCCGAACCCGTATGGATTGTCGAGGACTGGGACGAATGATTCTCGCCGGGGATGAACCTATCTACATAATCCGGAAGACCACGACCGGGACGGACGACTACGGTAATCCGACGTCCACGACGTCGAGCATCCTAGTTAGGAACGCGCTTATCGGCTTAGGCGGGACGTCCACCCCGGAAGAAGTAACCCGTAACCCTGTAGACGCTTCTCTCACGGTTTACCTTCCGCATGGGACGACTATTCAGGACGGCGACCTATTCGAGATTCGCGGGAAGCAATGGGAAAAGGACGGAGACCCGCTACCGTGGGGAACGGTGAACAACTTCGAAGTCGGCGTAGTCATCTCGGTACGGCGTCGCCGTGGTTAGCCAAGTAAAAGTCATTCGCCCGGCACTCGCCGAACTTCTCGTCGAACCGGGCATCCGCGGCGTCGTTATGGGCGTCGCCGAGAACGTCCAGACGTCCGCCGAGAACACGGCGTCCGACGCTGAAAAGGGCGAAGGCGGAACTCTCACCGGGTACGCATCCGCCGGGTTCTCCGCCGAGTGGCAACAACGCGGTAAACGCCCCCGCGCCATTATCCGATCGAACCTAAATAACGGCATCCAATGGCGAGTCCACTTCTCCACTATTCGACGGTGGGGCGTAGCGCATCTTCGACAAGCGCTCTATAAGCACACAACACGAGGAGGCTAGTATGGCGGTCGTATTCCCAGACGTCGAAAAACTTCTCGTCGCCCACCTTCAGACGGCGCTAAATACTCACTACGGAAGCGGCGTAGTCCGGGTCGCTACTAAAAAAGCGCCCGCCGAGACTACCCCGTACCCTACGCGCGAAGTCGTCATCGCCGCCCAATATCAGGGCGTCCGCGAGAACGTCCTACAGGACGTAACCGCCGTCGTAGACGTTTACGCGAACACTTACTCGAACGCATCCAATCTCGGTCTTGTGACTGGGGCGCTCGTAGTGACCATCTCCCGCGAATACATAAAGCGGGCGGTCGTCTCGGTCGGGCCTATCCGACTTCTAGAAGACTCCACTCAGGAGAAGCGAACCCTCTCCGTCGATCTAACGGTAAAAGGTTCGACGCTATAACTTCATCCGACGCGATGAACAACCGGGGCATTCCGCCCTACCCAACCCTCTAACAAGGAGAACACACTATGGCACTAACCCCGGCACAGGTGCGCGTCGGTACGACCGGCGCGGTCTACACGGCAGCCACTAGCGCAACCGCCCCTACCTCGGCTACGGCAACGCTTACGGGCTTCGTAGACCTCGGTTACATCTCGACCGACGGCGTAACGGAGACTCGCGACCGCTCGACGAACCAGATTCGCGCGTGGCAGAATGGCGACCTTATCCGCGAGGTCGTAACCGAAGAAACGGCAACTTTCAAGTTCATGCTTCTTGAGACGTCCGCCGCGACCCTCGCCGCGTTCTACGGTGTAGCCGTAAACACGACCGACGGTTCGGTCTCGGTCAGCCCCGGCACGACCGGCGGTAAGAAGTCATTCGTTATCGACGTCATCGACGGCTCGGAAGCAATCCGCGCGTACATCCCCACGGGTGAAGTTCTCACCGTCGGAGAGATGGTCTTCCAGAACGGCGAACCAATCGGATTCGACGTCACCGTAACCGCGTACGTCGATTCGGCTAAGGGCTACGCCTTCAAGAAGTTCTATTCGGCGCTCGACGCGGCCTAATAGTCTCTAACCCCCGGAGCAGGATAGAGCGGTCGTCCTGCTCCGGGTCTTCACCATTAGACCGCTACCAACCGCTCACCATAAGGAGACCGCTAAATGGCTACATATGACTTCGATATCGACGGAGTGACCTATTCCGTCCCGTCCTTCAAAGACTTACCCGCAGGGGCGCTTCGTAAATCCCGAAAGGGTACGGACGACATGGATCGGGCGTTTATTATTTTGGAGGAAACAGTCGGCGAAGACTCCGACGTTATCCGCGCCATCGACACTCTCTCAGTAACCGAACTCGGCGAGTGGCTGAAAGGGTGGACACAAGGCGCTTCCGTGGGGGAATCTTCAAGCTCCGAGAACTAATCGAGGAGCATCCCGCAGAACTCGCCTACGACTTCCGCTCACGCTTCGCGCTGAGTATCGAGAGCATCGGCGAAAGTGTCACCTATAAAGAAGCCATCCTGCTCGTCTCTATCCTGCTTCGCGACCCGGCTTCGTGGACGCAAGCCGCGTGGAGCGGATGGGACTACCCCGTTACGCGCGAGTGGATAGTCGCTTCCCATACTTACGATCTCCACTCGTCCGTAAACTCCGGTAAAGGCAAAAAGCCTAAGCCGTATCCGAACCCCTTCCCCAGTAGAGACTCCGTCCGTACTGGGAAGACGTCCCGCTCTACCGGCGAAGTTATCGAGATTCTCGCGCGGATGAACCCTAATAAGGAGACCTAAGCATGGCGACTAATGCCGTAGCGACCGCGTTCGTCTCGATTGTCCCTTCCCTAAAGGGCTTCGAGGGGAATCTTCGGGCGCAACTCAACGGGGAAATGGACGTCGCCGGGGCCGAGGGAGGAAAAAGGCTAGGGGGCGGGCTTCTCGCTTCTGCTAAATCGTTCGTCGGCCCGCTTATCGCGACATTTAGCGTATTCGCCGCCGTGGACTTCTTCAAAGGCGCGGTCGAACAAGCTTCGAACCTATCCGAATCTCAGAACGCTATCAAGGTTACCTTCGGGGATGCGGCGGGCGCTATCGCAAAACTCGGCGAAGACTCCGCGACCCGTCTCGGTCTCTCGACTTCCGCATTCAATGGCATCGCTACCCAGTTCTCCGCGTTTGCCGGAACTATCGCCGGAGCGGGTGGAGACGTCTCTAAGGTCGTAGACGAACTCTCGACCCGTGGAGCGGACTTCGCGTCGGTTATGAACCTAGACGTAAAGGATGCTCTAGGGCTATTCCAGTCTGGACTTGCCGGAGAGACTGAACCGCTCCGTAAGTACGGTATCGACATGAGCGCCGCGGCGGTCGAAGCGTACGCGCTCTCGAAGGGCATCTGGGACGGCGCGGGTACGATGACCGAAGCCCAGAAGGTACAGGCTCGGTACGGGTCTCTCATGGAGCAGACGTCTAAAACTCAGGGCGACTTCGCTAACACTTCGGACGGTCTCGCGAACTCTCAACGCATCGCGAACGCCGAGATCGAGAACGCCCGCGCGAAACTCGGCGACCAACTCCTCCCCATTATCGCTTCCGTAACTAGTTTCGTCGCGGATACGTTTATCCCCGTCATCGAAGGCATGGGCGACGGCATCGCATGGGTAAAAGATAACGTTAGTTGGCTAACGCCGATTCTCGCGGGCATTGGCGGGGTACTTCTCGCGACCGCCTCGTACATCGGCGTAATGGCGGTCGCCGCCCAAATTGCCGCAGCCGGTGGACTTCCCGCCGTCATCGCCGCGACGTGGGCATGGACGGCGGCCCTCCTTGCGAACCCTATTACTTGGATTATTCTCGGCATCGGTTTACTGATCGGAGCGCTCGTCTTCCTCGCGATGAACTGGGACGCCGTAGTCGCATTCGTTAGCGACGTATGGGAAGGCTTCGTCTCATGGTTTACGGATGGGATGGAATACTTCGGCTCGTGGCTCTCTGACGTCTGGGACGGAATCTCTCAGTGGTGGAGCGACCTATGGACGGGCATCTCTAACTTCGTCTCCGATACGTGGAATAACATCGTCGCATTCTTCGAGACGGTTCTAGAGTTCGTCGTAAATCTGTTTATGAACTGGACTCTTTGGGGAATCATTATTAGCCATTGGGACGAAATCTCTAAGTTCATCGAAGACACTTGGAACGGAATCTTTTCGTTCTTCCAGACAATCGGGGCGACAATCTCGCATTGGTGGACTGGATACTGGATAGGCATTATCGCATTCTTCCAGAACGTATTTGCCGGTATCGGAGACTTCATCGGCGGCGTCTTCCGCGGAGTCGCGAATATCATTATCGATAACGTAAATTTTGTTATCGGCATGGTAAATACACTTATCGACGGTCTGAACGTGGCATTAGATGGAATCTCCGCCGTATCAGGCGGGACGATCAACCTTCAAGTTGATAAACTAGGCACTATTCCCCGTCTCGCTAAGGGTGGCTACGTCACCGGGCCGACTACGGCGCTTATCGGCGAAGCAGGTCCGGAAGTCGTAACCCCGCTGAAAGACTTCGAGCGGATGATGGGGCTAAACGGTAACGGGCAGGGGCAGACGGTTATCTATAACGCCGCGCCTAATGCTTCTATCGACTCAGAACAAGCACTTACGGACGCACTCAAACGAGCGAAGGTTCTCTCCGCATGGTAACACTAGACTTCTCTCTCGTCGGCTCGAACGCCGACGTAATCCCGCTCGACGGGTCTCAGGGCTTGCTCCTTACGACCGGCTTCCGCGGTCTCGGCATCGCCCCTACAGAACTCCGCATAACGGCTTCTGCCGGTGACGGCGGGACGTGGCGGTCTTCACGTCGCGGGGTGCGCGATATCGACCTTCCCCTCTACATCGAAGGCGTAGACCGTGGGGACGTGGAGACCAAGCTTCGACGTCTCACGGCAGCCCTAAACGACCGTACCGGCGTCTCGCCGAAGATTCTCGCCACCTATTCGGACGGCACTTCTTACGAGATTGACGTCCGCTATGCGGGCGGGGCGGATACTCAGTTCGGAACGGAAGCCGGCGCGACCTTCTGTAAGTGGGTTCTAACCCTTCAAGCGCCGCAACCATACTGGGTTAGCGTTCAAGCCGTCTCATTCTCGGTTAGCGCCGACGGCGGCGTAAAGGGTCTTCTCCCCGAACTCGACCGTCTCCTTGTAAAGTCTTCGCAGGTTCTCGGAACGTTTACCGTAGACAATCCGGGCGACGTCGAAGCGTACCCCGTCTGGACTATCGAAGGCCCGTCTACGAACGTTTCGATAACCCAGTCGTCTATCGGATGGACTTACACCGAAACGCTAGTCGGCGGGAATCTCATTACCGTAAACACTCAGAACGCGACGGTCGCGAACTCCGCCGGCACAAATAAGTACGCTTTCCTCGGTAGCGCCCCGAAACTATTCGCCATCCCCGCCGGGTCGTCGAGTCTCTCCGTCGTAATGACTGGTACGTCTTCCGCTTCTAAAGTATCCGGCTTCTTCCGACCACGACGCGAGGTTCTGTTCTAATGCTCATTAGTGACCTAACCGTCGAGGTTCGCAACTCGACGCTCGCCCGCGTAGGTCAGATTCTCCCCGCCGATCTTCGCGGTCTCGAACTCGCTCTCCGCTATAACAAGATTGGCGGATGGAAGGTCTCTCTCCGGGGCGACCATCCCATCGTCGATACTCTCCGCGCCCCCGGTTCTGGACTTATCGTCACCGGGCCTACGGGAGTTATCATCTCCGGGCCTACCGCGTCGGCGACATATACGAAGACGTCGTCGGACACTACGGGAACGTGGGAGATTATCGGGACGGACGACTCGATTATTCTCGGCGAGCGTCTCGCCTACCCTGTACCTTCGACGGACGACTTGTCTCTCCAGACGGCGGCCTACGATACGCGCGTAGGCGCGGCGGAGACCGTAGTAAAGGAATACGTCGCCGCGAATATGGGCGCATCCGCCCCGGCGTCCCGCAGGATTACCGGGCTAACAGTCGATACCGACCTCGGTCGCGGGGAGACCGTAAAGGGTAACGCCCGCTTCGAAAGTCTCGGCGCTCTCGCTGAAAGTCTTCTCGTGACGTCTTCCCTCGGATTCGACGTCATCCAGAACGGCTCTAACCTAACCTTCAACGTTTACGAACCCGTAGACCGTTCGGGAACTATTCGGATGGACGTCGATAACCTTCGACTCACGTCTTCGACTTACTCGTATACTTCCCCGGTTGCTACCCGCGTTATTGTGGGCGGTTCTGGTGACGGCGCGGCCCGCATTCTTCTAGAGCGTTCATCGACCGAGTCGGTCGCCGCCGAGACGACATGGGGGCGACGTATCGAAGTCTTCTCCGACTCGCGCTCCTCGTCCGCTTCCGTGGACTTGGCGCAAAGTGGAGACGAGATTCTCACCGATAAAGGTAAGACCATAGAGTCGATATCGGTAAAGCCGTCGGACGACGAGACGATGGCTCTCGGTCGCGACTGGGGACTCGGCGATAAAGTAACCGTCGTCGTCGGCACTCTCGAAGTAGTAAAGGTCGTATCCGAGATTGCTATCGCCGTAACGGATGACGGCATAAAGATTGGCGCTACGGTCGGAGACCCGGCGGTCGCTTCTGCTTCCGACCCGGAGTCCGTCGTTATTAGTAGCATGACGAACCAAGAAGCGCGTATCTCGAATCTGGAACGTAACGAAGTGGGCGTCGGCGCTCAGAAGTTGGTTCAGTATGTAAAGAACGCTACGGGCGCGACCATGACTAAAGGTCAAGCCGTCTATATCTCCGGCGCTACCGGTTCGAATATTACGGTCGCTCTCGCGCGGGCTAACGCGGAGTCCACGTCGTCGAAGACTCTCGGTCTTCTCGCGCAGGACTTGGCGAACGGCGAACACGGTTACGTCATCGTAGAGGGAACTCTCGACGGGATAAACACTTCGGGCCGTACGGCGGGCGAGGCTATGTGGCTCTCGCCAACGACCGCGGGCGGGATTGTTTACGGTCTCGCCGGGAAGCCTTCCGCCCCCGACAATATGGTTTACCTCGGCGTGGTAAAGCGC